GGGCGGCGAAGAGTTCCAGCGTTCAGGCGTTAGCGTTTCTGCTCACTCTATCAAAATCCCATCTGAAGTATTTAAACGCGATATGACTGCCACAGGCGGAAGCTCAGGCTCTGAAGGTGGCGTAAATATCCAAACTTCAGTAGGTTCTATTATCGACATTTTGCTACCAAAAACTGTTTTAGCAGGCTTGGGCGTACAGCGTTTGAGCGGGTTGGTTGGAAACTTGGATTTACCAACGGCTAGCACTTTGCCTTCAGCAGGTTGGAATACTGAAAATGGTTCTGCTACTGAGAAGAGCCCAGCGTTCAGCAAAATCACTTTGAGCCCTAAGCGTTTGGCTGCCTATATTCAGGTATCTAACCAGCTTATGCTTCAATCTAGCAACTCGATTGACGGGTACGTTCGCAACTGGCTATTAAACGCTATGGCCCAATCTTTGGAAACTGCTGCTATCAAAGGCGGTGGTTCTAACGAGCCTACTGGTATTATCGCTAACGCTAACGTAAACGTAACTTTCGCAGGTGGCGCAACTTCTAACAGCACAAACGCTAACGGAGCCGCTCCAGTTTGGGCCGACGTAGTTAACTTGATGAAGGCTGTAGAAAACGCTAACGGTAACGGAGTTGCTTACTTGACTAACCCAACCGTAAAAGCTAAATTGCAAACTACTAGCCGTCAGGCTTCAGGCGTTGAAGGTAACTTCATTTGGCCTGCGGGTGGTACAGATTTGAACGGTTACAATGTTCAAACTACTACCCTGGTTCCTAGCAATTTGTCTAAAGGTAACGCTACTACTTTGTCAGCTTTGATTTTTGGAGACTTCTCTAAAATGGCAGTTGCAAACTGGGGCGGAATGGAGTTAACAGTTGACCCATATTCTGGCGCTACTGCTGGCTTGACTAACGTAGTTCTTAACGCTTATTTGGATACTGCCCTATTGCAGCCTGCGGCCTTCGCAGTTTGTAAGGACATCGTAGCCTAATAACTTGCCCGCTCGGGGGCGTTAAATTCCGAGTGCTGTGGGGAGTATTGAGTTGCTCCCCTCGGGCCAAATGTTAGTAAAATTTTTAATTAATCCAACAGGGCACTTTAACCTAAGTTACAACTTGGGCGAAGTGGTAGACATTGAAACAAAGCAAGCCGAGTTACTACTTGAGGCTGGGGCTGTTGAAATTGTAGCTACACCTAAGCCGAGTAAAAAGAAACCGACTAACCCAGAGACCGAACTAGACGCCGAATAATGTTTAAAAGTAGAAGATACACAGCCTTTGCAAATGTAGCAACCGACTATTTAAGTTTGGCCGACGCTAAACAGCATTTGCGCGTTACTGCCTCAGACGATGACAGTTATATTGGTGGGCTTATTTCTATGGCCGTAGATACTTGCAGTAACTACTTGGGCTACTCAATTAAGAAGGGTACGGCAAAATACGGCTTTGATAGCTTTACGGGCTCGCCTGCACTAATCAATCCCGTAAACGGTCTAAATATACCTAGCGGCAATTATCTGCGCGTAAATAGCCGCGTATTGGCTGTAAACTCTGTAAGCTACGTTAATGACAGCCAAGCGGTAACGGCATTTTCTGGTAGCGATTGGATAGTAGCACCTGACCCAATGGGCAACTATACGCGAAATATCTTTATTAATACTGCGCCCGACTCAATTACCGACGATACAATTAAATACATTATTGAAGTATCTGAGGGATTTAATCCAGTTGGAACTAGCGCAGTAGACCCAGATACTATTTTTCCAATGGCAATTAAACACGCCGCTTTGTTATTAGTGGGCCAGTATTACGATAACAGGAACGCCGTAACGATTGGAGCGAATAACTCACCGATGGCCCTAGGCTTTGAGTACTTACTAGACCCTTACAAAATACAAATTATACTATAATGCAAGCGGGCGCAATGGATGTACTAGTTAGTTTGCAGAGCTACTCTGAAACTATCGACACCAATACAGGCGAAAAATTGCAGACGTGGACTCAATACGCTACGGCTTGGGCTCAGCGCGTAGAACAGGAAAACGGAACCGAGCAAGTAAATGCGGACCGCAGAGAACATAAGCAAATAGTTTATTATACCGTCCGCTATAATTCAGCAATCGGAGTTAAGGACAGAGTAGTTGACGCGGGCCTTAACCATAATATTGTTAACATTGCAAACATAGCCCGCAATTTATATTTGAAGTTGGAAACGGAACTAACAGAGTGAGCAACAAAGTAGAAAATATCGCCGAGGTTATTAACTCATTAAAAGCGATGGGCGTCGAAATAGATAGCCCAGATTTACAGCGTATGCTCAAAGCTCAGGCGTTACCTATAATTAATAGTGCAAAAAACTTAGCGCCTAAAGAAGGCGGAGACTTGGCGGCATCCATTGGCTTTATTACTGGAAAGGACAAAGACAATAAGACAAAAGTGCTGATAGGATTGCGCAAAGAATATTACAATAATTACCTAGGGCCAATGTTTGAATTTGGTGTGCCAACAAATCGTATACAGTCAACAACGGGCAGAGACACAGGGATATTAAAAGCGCGCCCTTTTATGCGCCCTGCATTGGACCAAAACGCGGGCAAGGTAACGGACGGAATTATTAACGGAGTAGATAAAATACTCGCTAAACTAGCAAAAAAAAATAACTTAATATACAAATAAAATGGCAACTACTGGACCAGTAAACGGCACGCTTATAAGCATCTATAAAGATGTGAGCGGCACACTTAAAAAAATCGCTAACGCGACTTCTAACTCCCTCGACATTTCAAAGGACATGATTGATGTAACTTCAAAAGACAGCGCAGGCGCAAAGGAATTTATTGCGGGCGAGTATGGCTACACGCTAAATGTGGAGGCAATCTTTGAAGATGATTCAAGCGTTGGAGCTGGGCAAATTTCGTACAAGGATTTGGTAACAGATTTGTTGGCGGGTACTTTAGTTACTATTGTAATGACCTCAAACGTAACAGGTGACGAAAAATATACTGGCTCTGCTTTCTTTAGCAGCTTAAGCCTTAGCGCGCCAAACAACGACAAAGCAACTTGGACAGGAACCTTGCAGGGTTCTGGAGCTTTGACTTTGGGAACTGTTGCGTAATAGTATTATATTTGTGCGATGAGCACTACAATTAAACTAGGGGGTGCTGAGCATCCCCTTTTATTTAACATGAATAGCCTTCGTAATATTATGGAGGTTGCAGGAATGGAAACCTTTGCCGATTTAAACCTGCAAAAGGACTTAGCCAAGTCTATGGATTTTGCGCTAAGCTGCGCGTTTTACGGAATCTTAGAAGGTTATGAGGCACAGGATAAAAAAACGCCTTACCCGACCGTGCAAAAGTTAGGCGCGGCGATTAAAAAGTTTCAGGAAATCAGCCCAGCGTTGGAAGGTTTTACCGCTGCAATTACGGAATTTTTTGCACCTGCTGAAGAGTCAGCGGGGGAGTAAATGCCAAGGGCGACAGCGCCCCGCTAACTTGGCGCAAGATTGAGCGCATTGCTTACGGTGAAATGATGCTAAGCGAAAGGGATTTTCTACTTTCTACGCCTCGCTTTTGGCGTTTGAAATTGGAAGGGATGCGAGAAGCTCAGCAGCAGCAGTACAGAAACCAATGGGAAATAACCCGCTGGGCAGTTGCTACTGGCATGGCCCCACACTTAAAGAAGCCCATAGAACCCAAACGGCTGTTAACATTTCCTTGGGAGGTATCCGATTACCTATCAATACACGACGCTTTAAAACTATATTCGCATGTCTTTGATAAGTTAACCCCAGACGCCAAAGCATGAGCGCAAATAAAATAGTTTACAATATCCTAAGTAATAACGCGGCGCTTACTGCGCTAATATCTACGCGATTAAATCCCGTCAGAATACCACAGGAAAGCGCTTTCCCTGCTGTGAGTTACCAGTTAATTAGCGACATACCTAACCCTACAAAGTCAGGGCATAGTCGCACGGAGTTTGTAAGGGTGCAAGTAAATGCTTACGGGATTACTTTAGCAAGTGCCGAGTCGGTATCTTCAGCTATTCGCACAGCGTTTGAGGCGGTAACTTTGCCCAATACTTTTAACGGGATTAAATGCCAAACGATAGAGTTTGATAACGAAATACAAACCGCCGAAGATACGGCAGCCTTTGCGGGTTTATACCAAATTTCTCAGGACTATATAATTAACTTTACTAGGTAATGGCTAAAAGTTTAAATATTGTAATCGGTGCAGACATTGAGAAACTGCGCGAAGGGTTTAACAAGGCTATACAAGTAGTTCAATCTTCAGGCAAACGAATGAGCGACGACGTGGCTAAGTCCGCTAAGTCGATGGAAGAGCGTTTGGCTGCTATCGCTACGCGTAATCCGACAATGGGAAGCGTAAGGCAGTTAAGCCAGTTAGCAATGGAGGCGCGGGCTTTAGGTCCAGAGTTTGCCAAAGTTGCGAACGAAATAATTAAAGAGGCGGGCCGCATGAAGGATTCAATCGGCGACACGCGGGCAGAGGTTGGATATTTTGCGAGTGACACGCGTAGACTGGATGCGGTTTTAGGTGGTATACAAGGAATGGCTGGAGCTTTCTCTGCGGTGCAGGGGGCTATGGCTTTGGCAGGAGTTGAAAATAAAGACTTACAGGCCACTATGGTTAAGTTACAGGGAGCCATGGCCTTAGTGAGTGGATTGCAAGCGGTACAAAATACCTTGCAGCAAGAGAGCGCAGCGGTGCAGGGATTCCTTGCATTGCGCACTACTGTATTAACCGCCGCACAAACTGCTTACACTACGGCCTCAGCTGGAGCGATTGGAACGCAGAGGGCTTTAAATATAGCGATGGCTGCTGCGCCTTGGGCTTTGGCTATTGCTGCAATCAGTGCTATTGTAATTTCGATTGCTTCGTATGCCGATAAAATAAAGAAAGTTAGTGCAGAGCAAAAATTATTTAATGAAATAAATTCCGAAACTCAAAAGAATTTTGAAGAGGAAGTAAAAAGCGTTAGCGGTTTGTTGGCAGTAGTTAACAACCATAACGCTAGTATGAAGGAGCGCAGAAACGCCCTAGCAGAAATACAAAAAATTTATCCCGATTTCCTTGCAAATCAAAGTCTAGATAAAGTTAGCAGCGAGTAATTAAAAACTGCAACTTCTAATTTAACCGCTGAAATTTACAAACAGGCGAAAGCAAAAGCAGCATTTACAAAGTTGCAAGAGCTTAGCGCTAAAATGATTGATTACGAATTAGGAAAGCAGCAAGCTCAACTTTCGACGCAGGCGGAAATAAATAGATTATACGCAAGCGGCGCAACGGCCTCGCAGGTGCAGGGCTTTATTGAAAGCCAGCAAAATCTAGGAATTGCAGCAGCGCAAAACGCGGTTAAAATTCAAAGCCAAATCGACGCGATTATTAACATGAGTAACGCGCAGGGCTTAAGTATTACTCCAATTACTAAAACTACTACGGCAATAGAAAAACAAACCGCCGCAGTAGTAGAGGCAACTAACGCGGCTAAAGCTGCCGACGTGTCAGGCTTCAAACCTTCAGAGCAATTTGCAGCACCAAGCGCACCGACCTTAACGAAATTTCGCGGGGCTTACGGCTCGCATGACATGACTAAAGACCTGCAAAAGAATACTGGAGAGCAGGTTAAAATTATGTCGGATTACGAGCAAAAAATGGCAAGCGCTACGGATGCGGTTAATAGCTCTTTTGCTTCTTTGCAAACTGACGCGGCCAACTCCTTTGCTCAGTTCGTTGCAGATACTGCTGCGGGCGATGCAAACGCAGGCAAAAACTTTGGTAAAAGTATGATGGGCGCAATCGCTAACTTTATGCAATCAGTCGGAGCGGCGTTAATAACTACGGCCATAGCATCCAAGGCGTTTAAGGAATTGATATTGCAGAACCCAGTAGCTGCGGCTGCTGCGGGTGTGGCTTTGGTGGCGGGGGCTGCTATACTTAGAGCACAGTTAAGCGAGGGGCCTAATATTACGGCCTTTGCAGAGGGTGGAATTGTAAGCGGTCCAACGCTTGGCCTTATGGGTGAATATCCAAACGCTCGCAGCAACCCTGAAGTTATAGCGCCGTTGGATAAGTTAAAAGGAATGTTAAAGAGTGGAGACAGTAGCAGCGGGTTTATTGCTTCTACCAGTATACAGGGCAGGGATTTGGCAATAGTTCTAGAGCGTTATAACAAAGATAGCAAGCGCGGATAATGGCACGAATTTATTACGGCTCTTTTAAGAGTATACAAAATATAACCTACAGGGTCGAGTTGTGGGACGGCCCAAGCGGAACGACTCCCGAATTAATTACGGCGTCTTATGCAACTCGCGTAACTGCTGCGGGTGGATACCAAGAGGGGGCAGACTGTTTAAGTACAAAACTAGAAGAGTTAAGCTCAGCCGTTGAATTGATTTTATCTGGCAATGGGTTTGAAATAGACAGGCAAGGCGAGGGCTCTACCTATTACGAAGATTTTACACGCCCTTCTAGAATTTCAACTACTTGGGAAATACCGACTAACACGGTAAAAAACGCCTTTATTGAAATAGGAAATAACCAAGAGAATAAATACGCTATTGCTGTTT